CAACTATTTAACAAATTACTACATCCAATTCTTGTCATCAAATAGGAAAATTGGGAAAAACCTATACAACCCGAAGGTTGTGACTGAGAAAATTTATGAAATAAAAAATCTAAGAAGTGAACTTTAAGAGTTCAACCTTCAGCAAGTATATAATTTGCGAAATACCCGTTGGTAAGAGGGCAAAAGGTGACATTTCACTGCACATAAATCAAACTAAAATTTTTATGTATTACCTTTAATTAACTTTTAATCAAAAACGCTTAAGTACCATTGAAGACGGTACCAGTACGGTGTGTAGTGGGCTAAGGTTGCCAACCCTAGATTTTAAGCTTAATCTAGAAACTATATATTATTAATGTAACATATAACATAATCTAAAGTGATCAACTCCATAATAAAATAGATTATGGTCTATAGTCATCAATTACTAAATTCTGGTGTACAAAACAAACCTGTACCAATAATATAGAAAAATGAGTAATCATCAGCTGCTGCTCTATATAATGCCCAAGTGACATCAGGAACATCAGAAGATTGATTTCTAATTGTAACTACACTAGTTGGAACATTTCCTTTCGAAAATTCTTCTCGTGTAAGTCCACCTTGTGATGAATAACGTTTAATAGGTGTGAGATGTGATATATTATAATAGGGTACTTCTACTTCAATACAACCCTCCAAACTAGGATCAACTAAAACAGTTGAGGATCCATTTTGATCTAAACTTGCCGAAGAAGGTTTAGAAAAAATAGGAGTCCCCGATTTAGCTAAGGGTGTATAATTTAGAGCAACGAATTCATCATTCAACTGATTGAGCATACGAACTGCATACAATGGTTTGAATGTTGGAGTTGTTGCTGTCTCCGTAGGGTTAGCTATTAATTTTAATCGCATTCCACCTCTAAAAAATGTATAAATCGTAGAAAAGTAATCGATATAAGTTGCAGGTCGGTATTTGACCGGCTGACCAAAAATTGTATAAGGAAGCGTGTTTCTATACGGTTGAACAACTATCAATGGTTCTGTTTTGGTGTTTTGAGATACTCCACCAGTGTAACCAAACCTTTTGATAAGTTGTCGTATAGATACAATCTTTTCTCCTATACAATAAGCATCAGGCGACCAATTCGTCGAGATTGTCATAGCATTAACGGAAGGAGGTGTTCTTCCTTCTTGCGCCTCATTTCGAGAAATACTATTGTTAGTCAGTTGCATCTGAGCATGAACTCGGTTTACTGACCCCTCATATACAGGATATATAGGGGTGGCAGGTTTAGAAAACTCTAAATCTTCTCCACCAGACAACTCAACTAGTACATCGATAAAATTTGCGGAACCACCTCCATTACGGAGTTGATTCAACACTTCTACACGAATTCTACCAGTTGAACAATCATACTTAGTGGGAGCTTTTTGAGGATCTATACACTGTAACCAAGGACGTGAACAGACAAACGGAACAGCAAATTGAACTGTATTTTTGGAAGATATATCAACAATCATACGTATAGACTTATTTAGATCAACATTGGCAATGTTTTCTCCAGGATAAGAATATGGTGTGAATGTTATCAATAAACGTCCAGAATGGAATTTTGTTTTAGCAAAGTCAAATGAGTAAATCAACGAACCACGCCATTGTCCAAAAGTTTGAGCAACAAATGAACAATGTGGCATTGATACAACACCTTTTTGATTTTCAAGTTTCACACGAATTGGTGAAACGAAATCCTCATAAAGTACTGTACCAGGTGGATATAACGCTGTAGATCCCCAATTAAAACTTTGAATAAAATTTGGTGTCATAACAACCCTTGAAATTATCATATCATCTTTATCAGAACCTCCAATACCTTTTGGAGTTTCTAATTCATTGACACTAGATAATCCAAGTTTGTGTGATGAATCACATCCGTCAAAATTAGCCATTCTAGGTGCAGTCCTAATTTTATGTTCCTGTATTAATCCTTGAGTCGTTGGTTTAGATAAACCAAATAGTTTGAGTAAATCAGCTAGCTTTCCAGAAAGCCAAGCCGGTCTACTCAAAAACGTACCTAAAATAGGTATATTTGATAATATCTTTAGACCTGACGAGATTTGACCAACACCTGTAGAAGGCGAAGCGTTATTCTTCAGAAATTTGATTTCTGACATTTGTGCAAATACATGTGATGTAACTTCAGGAGTTCCATGAATATTCATTTCTTTTACTTTAGCAATTAGTGTTTCTTCAGTAACTTGTCCAGATTCTATCTCTCTAATTAAAGGAGTATAGTTTGGCGCATTACCAAGATACACAGGCGCTCCAGTAGAAAATTGAATTTCAATATCACTCATACTTGCCCACATTGTCCAATCGACAGAAGTAGTAACAGCTTCACTTTTTGTAGGTGCGTAGACACTAAGATATGCAGTTCCAAATGATCCTTGACCAGTAATTAGGTTATAGAATACATGTGGAGATACATATGGTATGTCGAGAGTCATTTCAGTATCAGAGTCTAAATTAAGTTTAGTTCTAGGACAACCAGTCTTACCAGTTAGAGTCGTGTTGATCCACTTTACTCTTTCTGGTATGTATTGTGCGTATGGAATGTAATGAAGCAATAACATGCCACTTTGGAAGGGCATAGAGTTAACTTGCAGTTTTAAATGCATTTTAGCTCTAATTCCAACAAAGCCAGCAAGTTTTTCACGTAACATAGTATTCAATATAAAATTTTCAGGAAAATTTGCAGTCCATAAAATTGCGTTCTCAAGATCGGCAGAAGACCAGACACCTTGTGCAATCTTTATAGGACGTTGCAAAAAATCTTTTACAGTATGTTCTCGTCCTTCTTCAGCAGTCATAGAAATATATCCCGGTGAAAGGTCATATTCAGACGACAAAGCATCAGAAGAAGGAGAACCACCGTCAGAAACAAATTTTATATTTTGTACTTGGTCCGTGGAAACAGTTGAATCACTATATCCCATTTTGGTTTCGTCGTTATTGTTGTCTATTGTGTCAGCAAGTAATTTTCTTTCGTGTGTCAACTACTTAATAAAACACACGGCACTCTGGGTTCCTGGATTTCGTAAGGGCTGCTTACACCGCATCCTGGAAGTAAGTGTAAATACACCACGGTCATCTATTCATAGCAAGGAACCACAATTTAACCAGAGAAAATTATTCGTGGTTCCAGGGTCACATGAATAGGTAAAGCAAAGGTGTTTAACAAAAATTATCCAAATACATATCCGGGTCGTCTTGCAAACGTGTCATACATTCATAATACGTTGGAATTTCAGGAACATAGCGCAATTTCCTACCAACAGTCTTCAAATCTGATACATAAGTATCGAATTTATCTTGACCGTGGAGAGCAATTTCGCTAGCAGCTGTAGAAATATTTTGAGTTAATATCTCATCGGGATCTACAGTATTCCTTGTCCAGTTCAACATATCATAAATGACATCTTCGTTTAGTGGAGCCAAAAAGCGACAGAGTTCTTGATTATACTTAAATCCTCGTTTGAGAAAATGAATATCATCAAGCTTCCTTGACTTTATGACTTCACCTGTTTTGTCTTCATCAGTATAAATATGTCCAATCGTCTCTAAAGCTTGCGCTATAGTATCTTGATTGAACAAATCTATACAACTATTCGATATATTAAGAACGTTATCATCTCCATAACTAATCATACGTACATTTTTGTTAAAACTACGCATATCTCCAGCATTATGCTTTTTCATGACTATTTGCCATGACATTCGCATAATGATAGAGTTATACATAGAATTAACAATTGTAGTCATAGGGTTACCCGAAGGTTGACTATGAGTCCACATGTACATATTATCATTAAAAATGTGTACACTATGAGCAATATGTGCCCATAATGAACGTCTAACATTCTTATTATATTCCGAATCATCATACCAGTCGTTTATAATATCTAAGATTTCCCAAAGAACTTGACTATTCAAAGAACCATCAAAATTTGAGAAATCACCAGCTATTACATGGGGTCCTTTCGTCTGTAAACGAGTTGCTATTTGATGCCAATCCAAACTGTATGCATTGGTACCAACGGCAATCTCATTATCAATCTTATTGTGCATAACCCATGCAACAAAACCTAAAAAGTATTGTCGAAAAGCTATAACAGCATGAACAGGGAAAGCTGAAAAAACACGTGTTTTTCCAACTGCCACCTTTTCAACAGGTCGTTTCTCGTCCTTGAGTGTGTCTACACACACAACATCTCGGAGAATGCCCTGTGAACAATCATCTATTAAATTTTCAACATCCTTTCTAAGCCTTAATGCATGCTTAGACGTGAAATCAAAGTGTTCACCAAAACCTAACCACTTAGACTTTCCAACGGAATTTCCTTTTGTCAAAACATAAGGAAAACCGGGAGAAGTGGATCGGTTTATAGAACACATATAGTCATCATCAGTACCTTTCACAGCTTCTTCATACGATAATATACGAGCATATTCTTCAAAATTCTTATTTGCATAATTATTATGGACAATACGTCGAACATCGTTTGAACAAGCTTTCAAAGCGTTAGGACATAACAAAGTCGTTATTTTTCCACATTTAGTCAATCCATTCATCATTGGGTCTACAAGAATTCCATTTATCATACGAGGTTTCAAAAGCGCGGGTGCTACTTTTGTTGGTCGTATCAAACCATAAATTCTAGATCGAACCAAAGATGTCATCGAAGCTTGTCCAATTTTCCATTCACTTTTACCCAAAGGCATAAAGTTTCCGGAAGGTACAATTGGTTCTTCAAGTGTATTGACATAAGTGGGTGGTTCAAATGTCATCTGAGCGAAAATTCCAACAGTCTTCTCTAACCTATCTATAGCATCAAAAATGCGTTCTTGAGTTAGAGGAGTTCCGTAACCAAGAGTTCTCGCGTCGCCAGCAATGTGCATACAAACAATTTTCCTTAACAATCGTTTATTCAATAAAGTCACACACGAACCGCAATCTCCACGTTGAGTAGCTACTCTATACGTGTAGTAATTGCGTTGTGTGTAAGTTTCATTATCAAATAAATCGATGATTAACTCACGATCATTTATATTGATTTCATTAAACATATAGAAACAACGAATAAGGGTGTTTCTGTCTACAATAAAACTGGGTAAAACTCCAGATAAATTGCCAGAAATATCGCTCAAATCCTTTTGAGTTACTATATGTTTAATGATATCTCGATGGGGAAAACACATTGTTTTAAACAAAGAAACAATAACGCAATCCAATTCTTCACCATTCTTATGTGTTACTCGTTCAATATTGTTTGAAAAACAAATTTCTTTGTTTTTAATACAACCTAAATGAGACACAGGGAATTGTATAGAATACGATCCATTTTGGGATAATATAACTGTTGCTTGAGGACTACGTAGCAATTTAGGTAGATAATGCCAAGGCATCATCACCAAAAAGCCACGTAAAAAAGTTACATTACCCATAAGACGTACATCATTATCATCTTTCAATAATAATTTGTACGTATTACGGTTCAATATATCTCTACACAAATCCATAGCAGCGGGGTCACTTGATCCTTGAGAATGTACTTTAGGTGTCTTAAGACATTCTATATCAAAACAAGTGTAACACATTTTACTATCCATTTGACTGGCACTCATTTTCCCACAAGTATCACATTTTTTGTATATAGTATCTTCGTCATTTTCGTCATCACTATAACATTCAACGGTGGGCCTTTTCAACAGTCGCGTTTTATTATCACCAGAAGTTCCAATTTCTACTTTAGCACGGGTCTTTTTCCTTGTCGCTACATCACCAGATGAAGCAACTTCAACATTTGGTCGAATCAATCGTTTTGTTTTTGAATCTCCTGATGATGCTACTTCTACGTTTACTCGTCGTCTACGTATAGTTTTAGTATCACCAGAACTTGCAATCTCACTTCTAACTCTCACTCCTTCACCAAACGATTTAACGCTTTCTGTATCATCCAACTCTCCTGAAGAGAAATAGGAATAAATACCATAAAACGTTAAACCAATGGTGACTAAAGACATCATAGCTAACCAAGGGTGATTAGCTAAAAATTCTTTAGCTTCGTTCCAGAGCGGTTGCATTCGTTCTACAAAGTCCAAATACAAAACTTTAGCTTTTTCCCAAGCAACAAGTAATTTAGATTTAGAAATTTTCGTCGCACTTTCAAGTTTATCGCGAAGATAAACGTAAATGTTCCATTTCTCTTCATCTAAAGCTAAATTACCTTCTAATTCAATAATGTCTTTGGTAGTCTTCATCATAATTTCAACTTCTTCAAGTTTGGAATCATAACAAACACTATCAAAAAACACATCATCATTTGCTTGGCAAGTGGGTCGTGTAGCATAGTCTTTTAACCATTGCAATTTATTACGAGATCTATCTTTTTCATCTTTCCATTTGTTACTCATCAATTCAGAAAATTGATGGTAATCAATGGGGGATCCTACATTATTTCCTTTTGAATCCTTCTTTTGGAAAAGATAAATATCTAAATCAATTGGTTTTGTTTTGTCAATCATTGCTTTGTCCAATTTATATTTTCGAGGTAATCCATTTCCCGTAGCAGGCAAATAAAATCTATATTTTTCCTTTAGCTGAACAACATACGCATTTTCATACATACGATTGTTAAAAGCATCAGGGCACGTCAAAGATTTTATATCCACATTCATTTCATTGGTTGTATAAATAATAATTTCAGCTTGACTGAAAGTATTTTTATCTGATATAGCAGCACAATGTAAATGATGAGGAAACGTATTATTACCACGAATACACTCAAAAAGTTCAGGGTTCGGTTTTGTCGGGTCATCTACAAGTTGAAAAGCATCATCATAAATAATAATCTTTTGAGATTTATATCCATCAAAATACTCTGTTTCAACTGCACGTGGATAAACTTGGTACTTATAATCATCGGGTTCTATAAGTCCCATTTCACGCAACATATCTATACAGAAAGGATATACCATTTCTGTCTTTCCTATTGCTGAATCTCCACACAACCAAATTGCCAATGGTCGCATACGAGGGCCACCACCAGTTACAGGGCTTGTGTTCACATAGTCATAAAGATATTTAGCAGGTATCATCATAGATGATACTAACCGCTCCGTCTTTATATCTAGAGATTTATCTGATCTAAATCGTAAACCTTTAGCCCACAATCCTTCAACTTTCTTAGCAACTTCAGCATCAACATCGATCTTATTTCTTTCTTTGAGAGTTACAAAGTTTTCTATTTCTTTGCACCATTCATCAATTTCTTTAAGAATTCCTTGTGACGCATGAAGTTCTTCTCGCGTTTTGCCTAAAAGTACAATTTTCATATACTCCGTACAAAGATTCCATTGGGTCGTCATCCAGTCGTTTATCTTTCCTACACCTTGAACAGCCTTTGGGACCATATCAAGACGGCGTATGAAAGAATCCATAACTTGTCCGGGGGGAAGCATTTTTATGGCAAACAGAGACATCATACTGAACAAAATCCTACCACAAATATTAAAAAGAGGACTATATATAACTTCTTCAGTCATATTAGTCGAATTATTAATATTTGTCATAAAATCAAATTGAGCAGTAGGTCTCATGTCCAAATTTCTAGCAACATCAAAACCAACTTCATCAACATTTGGTTCGGTCTTAATAAATCCTTTTATATACGATGTTAAATCCGAAATTAGAGGAGCCATTTTATCATACACGCCATATCTATAACAAATAAAAGTTAATACTAAAAGTCCAGCTAATCGATATTTTTCCATTTTATACATTAATTTAAATAATAAAACTAACAATATAATTTGAGAAAAATTTTCAAAAATAGCTGAAAGTCCAGTAACACTTTTATCAACTGTAGATACTAAAGTCGATTCCATAATTGGTAATTGTAAGTTCATAAAATTAACAATTTTATCAACTTGATTAAGAGCATGAGTCATTTGTTCGGGGTTGAGACCAGTTATCTTAGAGCTCATACTATCAAACATACCTTGTGAATTAACAAAAGATAAATCTGATAATTGAGCCGTAGGTTTAACTAGTCGTTCTAATTGTCGTAAAAGAGTCTGAGTCTTTTGCTCAGATCTTTCTAAAGCTTTTTCCAACTTATTTAGTCTGGGGTCGTTATTTCGACATAAATAAGGGCGCTTGTTTTTCGTTTGTTTATTTTGTTGAGCTTCAACAACACAGGTTCTGTTTAAAATTTTACTATAAGTCATGATTTTGAGTCCCACGAATAATAATACGAAGAGAAGTGCACGCACATTTGTGTATCTATAACTAAACGTTAGATACCGTATCTCTAAGTCAACTTAATTTCAATATTTCTATTACGACTGGTTGAGCAGTCGCTGTCTACTTACTCCTTAAATAGAAAAGGTCCAATAATTGGATTTGGGCATAATTCTATAACTATATACATCAAATACACATAATACATGTCTAACATTGTATGGGTATATATATTATAAAATTAAGTAAAATTAAAATTATTGTTTAAATGAAATAATCCGTTCTTCTTCATAAGCCTTTATAAAACTCTGCTTTTAATTAGAGGTCAAAATTGTGAAACGTAAATAAGAGTGATTGTTATAGTACTTGAGTGAAGCTTGACTATTTTTTAACAAGAATTGTAAATAAACGCGGCGGGTTGGATTCCGATACCAAGCGGCGGGGAATAAATATAATTTCTTGAGTCAATAATGCTGTACAGAATTAAATCTG